CGGCGGGACCGGCTGCGCCAGTACCGGACGTGCCTGCTGATGCTCCCGAGAAAGAACGGCAAGACAGAACTGGCCGCGGCGGTCGCGCTCTACGCGCTCATGGCAGACGGCGAGACGGGCGCCGAAGTCTACTCGGCCGCGGCGGATCGGGACCAGGCCGGCTTGGTGTTCGGCGTTGCGGCCCAGATGGTTCGCAACGATCCCGCCCTGGCGGAGGCGTGCTACATCGTCGAATCCCATAAGCGGATCGTCCATAAGTCGAGCGGCAGTTTCTATCGCGCGATTTCAGCGGAGGCGTACAGTAAGCACGGGTTCAATCCCTCGTGGGTGATTTATGACGAGCTCCATGCGGCGCCCGATCGGCGGCTGTTCGATGTGCTGTCTACGTCGATGGGGGCGCGGACACAGCCGGGGATGCTGGTGATCTCGACCGCTGGGTACGATCGGCATTCGATTCTCTACGAGCTGTATCAGCACGGGAAAAAGGTGCTCGAGCACCCGGATCTCGATCCGTCGTTCCTGCCGATTCTCTACGAGGCGCCGCCGGACGCCGACTGGACGAGCGAGAAGGTCTGGCGCAAGGCGAATCCCGCGCTGGGTGACTTTCGCAGCCTCGAGGAGATGCGGACGATGTGTGCGCGGGCGCAGGAGATCCCGGCGCAGGAGAACAACTTCCGGCGGCTGTATCTCAACCAGTGGACGGAGCAGGCGGCGCGGTGGATCCAGATGACGGCGTGGGACGCCTGCCAGCGGCCGATCGACCGGTCGGCGCTGCGGGGCCGGCGCTGCCTGATCGGGATGGATCTCAGTGCGACGACCGACCTGACGGCGATCGTGGCGGTGTTTCCGGACGACGCCGGCGGCGGGTTCGATGTCTTGGCGAAGTGCTTCGTGCCGGCGGACCGGATCCGGGAGCGGTCCCGGCGCGACCACGTCCCGTATGACGAATGGGCGAAAACGGGCATGATCACGGCGACGCCGGGATCGGTCGTGGATTACGACCTGATTCGGGCGGCGCTCCGCGAGTGGGCGCAGGAGTTCTCCGTCCAGATGCTGGCGTTCGATCCGTGGAACGCGACCGACCTGGTGACCAAGCTTGGCCAGCAGGACGGGTTTACGTGCGTCTCGATGCGGCAGGGGTTCGCGAGTCTGTCGGCGCCGACCAAGTCGCTCGAGGCGGCGATTCTGGGCCGGCGGCTCCGGCATGACGGGCATCCGGTGCTCCGCTGGTGCGTGTCCAATGTGGCGGTCGAGACGGATCCGGCCGGGAACCTCAAGCCGAGTAAGACGGTCTCGACGGAACGGATTGACGCCGTCGTCGCGCTGGTGATGGCGGTCGATCTGATGGATCGGCAGGCGGTGGTTAAGGCGCCGAGTTACTCCATGCTGGTGGTCACATGAGGGCGCCGCGTCGGCCGCGGCTGGCGGAGGATGATTCGTCGGTGGCCGTGTCGTTCCGGCTGACGACGAAGCAATACGATCGGACGAAACAAGAGGCGGATCGGGAACGGTTGCCGGTGGCGGCGTGGTTACGTCGGGTGGTCGAGGAAGCGTGCAAGCCGCGGAAGGTCTGACCTCCCCTGTCAGACCCAACTGGAGGGTCCGATGATTTCGACGCTGATCACGGTCGTGATTGTGTTGGTGATACTCGGGCTGGCCGTGTATCTGATTGAAACCTACGTCCCGATGCCGCAGCCGTTCCGCCTGGTGATTCGGGTGGTGATTGTGATCGGGCTCCTGCTCTGGCTGGCGCGGTTGGCGTCGCTCTGGGGCGTCGGCTAGCGTTCCTGTACTGAAAAGTAGGCGAGTTATGGCGGCGGGTGCTTCACTTTTCCCGCTGTGGATCGTGCGTACTCCCTGCTGGAAATAAAAGCGGTCGATTCCGGCGCGCGGCGCTTTTCTGGGATCGCCTCGACGCCGGAACTCGATCGCCAGGGCGACCTCTACGATCCGGCCGGCGCCACGTTCAAAAATCCCGTCCCGCTGCTCTTCCACCACGATCCCCGACAGCCGATCGGCTCGGTGACGCTGACGGCGACGAAGAACGGGATCCTCTTCGAGGCGATCCTCCCGGCGCTCGAGGAGCCGAGTCCGCTCAAGTCGCGGGTCGATGACGCCTGGGCGTGCATCAAGGCGGGCGTGATCACGGGCGTCTCGATTGGCCATCGCATCCTGGCCGATGGCGTCGAGTATCTGAAATCCGGCGCCCGGCGCATCACGAAATCCGAAATCTGCGAACTGTCGCTCGTGACGATTCCGGCGAATGTCGGGGCGACCATCCTCTCGGTCAAATCGCTCTCCGTCCAGCGCGCCAAGGGGGCGCCAGCTATGTCCAAGCCCACGACCGCGGAACACATTCAGAACCTCGAGAACAAGCGCGCCGCGCTCGCGGCCCGGATGACGGAGATCATGGAAGCCGCGGCCGGGGAGGGCAAGACGCTCGGCGAAACGGAACAGGCCGAGGAGCACGACGGGCTGTCGGTCCAGGTCAAGTCGATCGACGCGGATCTCGGGCGCTGGCGCGATCACGAGAAACTCCAGATCACGGCCGCGGTGCCGGTCCCGCCGGCGCCGGTGGCGAAGGTGACGTACCCGTCCGTCTCGGTCAAGGCGAACGTGCCGCTCGGGACCGCGTTTGTCCGCGCCGCCTGCGCCCAGCTCGTCTGCAAGGGCAATATCCGCGACGCGGTCGAGTACGCGAAACGCTGGGACGACTCCACGCCGGAAGTGGGGCTCTACCTCAAAGCCGCGGTCGCGCCCGGCACGGTGACCGATGCGACCTGGGCGAGTCCGCTCGTCAATCAGAACATCAGCAACGAGTTCATCGAGCTCCTGCGGCCGGCGACGATTCTCGGCAAGATTCCGGGGCTGCGAAATGTCCCGTTCAACACGAAGGTGCCGACCCAGACCGCGGGCGGGACGTACGGGTGGGTGGGCGAGGCGAAACCCAAGCCGGTGACCAAGCTGGCCTTCAGTTCCACCTCACTCGGCGTGTCGAAGGCGGCGGGGATTATCGTGCTGACGCGGGAACTCGTGATGCTGTCGAACCCGTCCGCGGAGGCGCTGGTGCGGCAGGACATGGTCGCGGGGATCGCGCAGTTCCTCGATAGCCAGTTCATCGATCCCGCCGTGGCCGCGGTCGCGGGCGTCAACCCGGCCTCGATCACGAACGGCGCGCCCACGGCGGCGGCGACGACCAATCCAGTCGCCGACATCCTCGGGCTGATCAATCACTTCGCCACGAACAGCATCAGCGTCGCGGGCGTGACGTTCATCATGAGCGCGTCTAATGCCTTGAGCCTGACGTTCCGATCGAACCTCGACGGATCGCCGGAGTTCCCGGGCGTCACGGTCAACGGCGGCAGTTACAAGGGGCTGACGTTCATCACCAGCCAGGCGGCCGGCACGAACGTGATCGCGCTCCAGCCCAATCAGATCCTCTACGCCGATGAGGGCGGCGTGACGATCGATGCGTCGCAGGAAGCGTCCTTGCAGATGGACAGCGCGCCGGCGTCCCCGGCCGATGCGACCACGGTGTACGTGTCGCTCTGGCAGACCAACACGATCGGCCTGCGGGCGGAGCGGTTCATCAACTGGGCGAAAGCGAACGCCAACGCCGTGAAGTACCTCACCGCGACCGCGTGGCCGGCGCCGTCCGGGACGACGGTCTCAGTGGAAACCAGCGGCGGCCGCGCCAAGGGGTAGCGGGTGTCGGTGCTCGGGACGATTCGCGCGAGTCTGCGCGCCGTGTTCTCGCCGGGGGCCGCCACACCCCAAGCGGGGACCGGCGCGTGGCTGCCGATTGTCCGCGAGCCGTATACGGGCGCCTGGCAGAACAACCAGGAGCTCCGTCTCGAGACGGCGCTGGCCAATCCGGTCGTCTTTCGCTGCGTGTCCCTGATTGCCACCGACGTCGGGAAACTGCCGCTCCGGTTGATGGCCGTGGACGGGAACGGCATCTGGCACGAGACGACGAGCCCGGCGTTCTCGCCGGTGCTGCGCGCGCCGAATCGCTACCAGACGCCGGCGCAGTTCTTCGAGACGTGGATGATCTCGAAGCTCTTGTGGGGCAACACCTACGTCCTCAAAGACCGCGACGCTCGCGGCGTGGTGACGGCGCTCTATGTGCTGGATCCGTGTCGCGTGAAGCCGCTCGTCTCGCCGGAGGGCGCGGTCTACTACGAGCTCCAGGTGAACGAACTCGCCGGGATCCTCTCGACGGGCGGGCCGCTCGTGGTCCCGGCGCGGGAGATCATTCACGATCGCTGGAACTGCGCCTTTCATCCGCTGGTGGGCCTCTCGCCGCTCTACGCCTGCGGCGGCGCGGCGTCGCAGGGGAACGCCATCCAATCGGCCAGTACGGCGTTCTTCTCCGCCGGCGGGCAGCCGTCCGGGGTGATGATGCCGCCGGCCGGGGCGCAGGAACTCGACCAGGCGACGCTCGAGCGGCTCAGCACGAAGTGGAAGGCGCTGGGGCCGGGCGCGACGGCGTTTCTCGGCAGTCACCTCCAGTACGAAGCGGTCGGCTCGACGGCGGTCGATGCGGAACTGACGGCGCAGCTCGGCATGACGGCGAAAACAATCGCCGGCTGTTTCGGCGTCCCGATCTCGATGGTCGATAGCTCGCAGCAGCCACCGTACGCGAACAGTGAAGCGTCCACGCTCCAGTACCACAGTCAGTGTCTCCAGACGCATCTCACCGCGATCGAAGTGCTGATGGATGCGGGGCTCGAACTGCCGGCGCCGTACGGGACGGAGTTCGACCTCGACGATCTGATCTGGATGGATACCGCCACGAAGACGAAGGCGGCGCACGACGCGATCGGCGCCGGGGCGATGACGCCCAACGAAGCGCGGCGGAAGTACTTTGGCCTCGGGCCGGTACCCGGCGGCGACACGCCGTACCTGCAGCAGCAGTACGTCTCGCTCGAGGCATTGGCCAATCGCGACCTTGGCGTCACGGCGCCGGCCCCGCCAGCAAGTCCGACCGTTTTGGCCACGGCGACGCCGGACGGGGAGGCGTCGTGACGCTGAGTTATTCGCGCGTCACGCTGGACGGGCCGCTCCTGACGCTCGCGGAAGCGAAGGCGCACCTCTACATCACCGACACCGCGCATGACGCCGAGGTGGCGCAGAAACTCGCCGCGGCGGAGGAGCGGATCCTCGCGTATCTGGGGCCGGCGGCCGATGCGACCTGGACGCCGGCGACCGCGCCCCTGTACGTGAAGCACGCCATCCTGAACCTGCTGGCGCATGGCTACGAAAACCGCGGCGACGATCTGGCGAACAATCGCGCGGAAGCGATTATCTGGAAGGAACTCCAGAACGGGCTGGCCTTCTATCGCGATCCGGGGCTGGCGTAGCGATGGGGATCGGATCCTACCGGCATCTGGTGACGCTCGCGCATCCCGCCGTCGTGCTCGATCCGGCGACGTGGGCGTGCTCGCTGCAACCGGCGGCGCAAGTCAGCGACGGCCTCGCGGCGTTCTTCATTCGCGGCCGGTTTCATCCGGGCATCGGGCTCGAAACCCAGATCGTGTTCGAGGGCCGGACGTTTCAGGTCCAGTCGGTGCATGACCTCGACGAACGCCACAAAGAGATTCAGGTGACGGCGGTCGAGGTCGTGGGCCGCGGGACGACGCCGGGCGGGGCGCCGGTCGTCAGCCCGCCCGCGATCGTCGTCGGGCCGGCGTCGGTGACGATCGGGGCCGGCGAGTCGGTGACGCTCACGGTGGAAGCGTCCGGCGCCCTGCCGCTGTTCTATCAGTGGCTCGAGGCCGGCGCGGACCTTCCCGGCATGGACGATCAGTTTTATGTGACGGGGCCGCTCGAGGCGACGGCGACGTACGCGGTGCGGGTCTCGAATGCGTACGGGGCGGTCGTCTCGGCGCCGGCGATCGTGACGGTGACGCCGGCATATCAGTCGCAGGTGATCGCCGATGGCGCGAGCGCGTACTGGCCGCTCGACGATCCGAGTGGGACGACGGCGAGGGATCTCATGGGCACGTATGACGGGACGATTAGCGGCGGCGTGACGCTCGATCAGCCGGGGGTGACCGCCGATAGTCGGGCGATGACGTTCGACGGGGCGACGGGAAAGATCGCGGTCCTGCCCATGCCATCAATTCAAGCTGGGCATAGTTTCGAGGCGTGGGCCTTCCGCACGATGACGCCAGATGGCACGGTGGCCATCCTCGCGCGGGATGGATTCAGTACGGGCTGTTTCGCGTTTGGAAACAGCCAGGCCTTCGCCACCAATCATCGTGGAGTGTGTACGTACTTCGGGATCGCGAGTTTCAATTCGGACCCCGTGTATGTCGATAACGAGGGCTGGCATCACTACGTGGTCACCTACGACGGGGCGATGCTTAGGTGGTATCTCGACGGTGCGCTAGCGAACACGTCCGCGTTGGCGATCGTGGATACCAGTTCGAGTGTCGGATTAACGATCGGTTTAAGCACCATCGTTGCGGCCCGGCCTGGGACGCTGCAAGACGTGGCGATCTACCCGCGGGCTTTGACGCCCGCCGAGATCGCGGCGCATTACGCGCTCCGGGTGCCGGCATGAACGCGAAGTTGGAGATCAAAGGGCTCGACGAGCTGCGCGCGGCGCTCAAGAAGCTGCCGGCGGATCTCCAGCGCGAAGCGGCCGTGATCGTCCAGGCGCAGGCGGAGCAGATGGCGGTCGATGTCATCGGCCAGTATCCGATGGGGCCGACCGGGAGTCTCAAGTCGCATGTGCGGACGGTGATAGAGAGCGATGTGGTGGGCGGGATCAAGGTGCGGGTGTTTAGTACGGCGCCGCACGCCTGGATCTACGAGCACGGCTCGAAACCGCGGGCGTATACGGGGCAAGGCCGCATTAAAACCCGGAAGAACCCACCCGGGTGGAAGGTCGGCAAGGAGACGGGCTCGATGCCGAAGCGCCCACTGTTTGCGACGATCGCGCCGTTACGTCGTCGCGTGATGGTGGCGGCGCTGGTGGATATTGTGGAGCGGGCCGGGTTGACTGTCACAACCTCGGCGATCGCCGCGTAACCGATTGACAGTCAGGAAAGCGTCAGGGGGTTCTCATGCCAGCTCCAGCGGCTCCAACCAACAATCCAGGGACGCACGGGAAAGAAGGCGTCATCGCGGCGAAGCTCACCGCGGGCGGGACGTACGTGGCGATCGGGAACATCAGCGAATACAACCTCTCGATGGTCACCGACAAAGTCGAGACCACGAGCCTCGGCGACAGCAACAAGCGGTACGTCGTCGGTTTGAAGGACTTGTCAGGCACGTTCACGGCGTTCTGGGATCGGCTCGACGATACCGTGTTCGACCTCGCTGATTCGCTCACCGGCTGCTACCTGGCGTTCTATCCGTCCACGACCTCGAACGTGGGCTGGGAAGGGCCGGCGTGGCTCGATGCGTCGATCAAGGGCGGCGTGACGAGTGCCGTCACGATCGATGGGACGTTTGTCGCCAACGGCGCCTGGACGCGGACGTCAATGGTCGCGGCCACGGGCGCGAGTGCCACGAGCACGCCGGGATCGTTCACGCCGGCCGGCGCGATGGCGCCCGCGAACCTCGCGGGGCTCGCGGCCGTCACGGCGACGCCGTCGAGTGCGTGGACGACGGGCCAGTACGTGCGGCTCGGCGACGGGTCGAGCGCCTTCTGGAACGGGACGGCCTGGGCGGCCGGCGTCGCCGCGTAGGGCGTCGTCGTGGCGACGGTCGGGTCTCAGCGGGTCACGTTCCAGGGCGCCGCGGCCGTAGTCCGGCTCGGCTATCAGCGGGCCGCGCGGCTCGGCGCCTGGACGATTGAGGGCGGCTGGATCTCGGCGGCGGTCGAGGACGTGGACGGCTTCCGGATCACCCAGTCGCCCTTGACCCTCGAGATCCAGTACGCGGACGGGGCGCCGACGTACCGGGCGCTCGCGGACGTGACCGTCTCCGGCGGCCGGCTGACCGGCCGGGTCTTCAAACCCTGAAAGGACGACATGGGATCGCGCTATCGGAAACAGGAAGAAGTCCGTCTGGACCTGACCGGCGGCGACTGGCTGCTGGTGCGCAAGCACTTGACGGCCGGCGAAGAACGCGACGCGCACGCGAAGGTCATCAAAGCCGGGACGATGCGATCGGGCGAGCGGCCGGAGCTCGACCTCGAGCATCTCGGGATCGCGCAGGCGGTGAGCTATCTGCTCGACTGGTCGATCACGGACGCCGACGACAAGCCGATCAAGATCCGGGACGCCTCGTATCCGTTCGTCTTTGCGGCACTGCGGAACCAGACACCCGAATCGCTGCGCGAGATCCTCGAGGCGATTCAGGCGCACGACAGCGCGATGACCGAGGCGCGAGAGCAGGAAAAAAAACTCCCGGCTGGCGTGAACGCACCGTAAGCGATCTGTATATCTGCCGGATCATGGGCTGGACGTATGACGACCTCCTCGATCTCCCCGTGGACGTGTACAGCGTCTTGGTCGAGACCTTGAGCGCCGAAGCGGCGAAGTCCCGAAAGTAACTGATGGCCCTCTCTGCCACCTTCACGGCGAACTTCTCCTCCTTCTACGACGCCGTGGACAAGGCCGAAGTGAAGCTCAAGGAGTTCGGGGGCGGCGCGGAGAAGGCCGGCACGAAGCTCAACGCGATGGCGCAGCAGTTCTCTGGACAGAAGATCGTCCAAGAAGCGGCGTTGATGGCGAAAGCCATTGGCGACGTGGAGAATTACGCGAAGCTCACCGACAAGGAGCTCGCGAAGGTCGCCGCGACGGCGACCGAGGCGGTGGAGAAACTCAAGCGGCTCGGCAAGGAAGTCCCGAAAGACATCCAGCAGATGGCCGATGCGACCAAGGGCGCGAATAAGGCGTCGGTCGATTGGCTGGGCTCGCTGACGAAGATCGCCGGCGCGGTGGGGATCGCGTTCTCGGTCGATGCCGTCGTCGGCTTCGTGGGCTCGGTGTTCGATGCGGCGAGTGCGGTCAAGGATCTCGGCAATCAATGGGGCTTCTCGACGCAGGCCGTGCAGAAGTGGAAGGGCGCGGCCAGAGACAGCGGCATCACGACCGAGGCGCTCGGGAAAAGCATCCAGAGCGTCACGGCCGACCTCGAAAAGAGTGATCCCGCGTACGACGCGCTGCTGAAGAATATCGGGCTCTCGGGCGAGGCGCTCCGCTCGATGAAGATGGAAGACGCCTACAAGGAAGTCCTCAAAGCGCTTTCGGCGGTGAAGGACGAAACGCTCCAGTACGACCTCGCGCTCGGGATCCTCGGGCCGAGTGCCAAGCAAGTGATCGGCGGGATCCGGGACGGCATTGTTGAGGCCACGGACGCCCAAAAGACGATGAGCGACGAGACGATCAAACGGCTCGCCGATGCCGAAGACGCCTGGGGCAAGTTCAAAGACCACGTGATCATCATCTCCGGCGACATGCTCGCGGGGGTGATGAAGAACTCGCAAGCGCTGTTCTCGTCGTGGGGCAATTTCTTCACGATCATGGGCAAGGGGCTGAAGGCGCAATTTACCGGCGGCAGCGACGTGGCCGACTACGTCAACAGCCTCGAGGCCGCGGGGACGGCGGCGACGGGTCTGGCCACGGCGCTGGGGCCGGTGGCGTCGCACGGTGACGCCGTCAATGCCGGCATGAAGACGACGGCGCAGATTGCGAAGGAACTGAAAGACAAAGAAGACGCGCGGAAGAAGGGGCTCGAGGCGCACGCCAAGGTACTCGCGGAGGCGAAGCGGGCCGAGGACGCCTATTCCGCGGCGCTCAAGAAGCACGATGACGCGCTCGATGACCTTGTGAACAGTTTCGGCGGCACGGGCGGATCGGGCGCGATCGGCAAAGCCCAGCTCTACCTCGAGGCTTTGCGCCAGTCGATCCCGATCGAGCAGATGACCGCGAAGCAAAAGGCGAACATCAACGCGGTGATGGAGGAGGCGATCGGGACGTATCAGGCGATGGGCCGGATGGCGCCGAAGGTCATGTACGACATCTGGCAGGCGACCGCGAAGGCCGGCGAAGGCGTCGTGCGGTTCAAAGAGCACTTGTACTCGCTCGCCGAGATCCTGCCGCCGATCAACAGCGCGGTGATCAATCTCGGCCGGGGCGTGACGATGTCGCTGCCGCCAGCCTTGACGTTGATGGAGAAGTACGAGGCCTCGATTAAGAACGTCGCCACGGCGTTCACGGCGCTCGGCCGGCAGACGGGCGGGGGGTTCGGGGAGATCCTCGCCAGCCTGGGCGGGGTCGTCGCCGGGCTCGACGCCGGCAAACAGTCGGCGATCCTGTTCGGCGATGCGATGGGCCAGTTCAAGCCGGGCGGGGACATCGTGAAGGGCGTCGCGGGGACGGCGACGGCGATCGCCGGGGCGGCGGCGCAATTTCTCGCGATGACCGAGAACGCGAGTCTCCTCGAGTCCACGCTGTCGGGCGCGGCGATGGGGTTTGGGATGGTGACGGGCGCCCTCGGGCCATTCGGCCTGGCCGCCGGCGCGGTCGCGGGCTACGTCCGCGGGCTCCACAACGAAGCGGCCAAGAGTCACGAACTCAAGGAAATGAAGACGCAGGCGATCCTCGCGGCCGGCGGCGTCCAGGCCTTGAGTGATGCAGCGAAGCGGGCCGGGACGAACATCAACGCCTTGATGGAAGCGAATACCGGCGGCGAAATCTCGCGGGCGATGGAAGACCTCAATGCCGCCTTCGAGTACCAGCAGGGCGCGGTGGCGCTCCTGGCCGAGACGGTCCAGAAGTACGGCTTCGAGCTCGAGGAGCTCGGGCCGGCCATGCAGCGGAGCGAGCTCGACAAGAAGGCGCAAGAGCTCTACCGCGATTTCCGGCTGCTCAACGAAGCCGGGATCGACTCGGTCGCGATCACGACGCGGATGGCGGACGCGGTCAACGCGTACGTCACAGACGCGCTCGCGATGGGGATGGAAGTGCCGTCCGCGATGCGGCCGATGCTCGAGGCGTTCGTGAGAGCCGGGACGCTCCTCGATGAGAACGGGAACGCGATCACCGACCTCGAGGACTCCGGGATCTCGTTCGCGATGACGATGAGCGACGGGTTCAAGGCGTTGATCGAGGAAGTGAAGAAGCTCACGGCGGCGATCTCGCGTGATCTCGCGCAGTCCATCGCGGACATCCCCCAGCCGAGGATTGAGGGGGAAGTCCGGTGGACGCATACGATGGCGACGCCGGAGAACGTGCCACGGCCCAACGATCGGATTGGTGGTGGCCTGGCGCCCGAGTACGCGAAGGGCACGGACGGCTTCGTCAATTTCGGGAAGGGCACGCCGGTCATTCTGCACGGGTGGGAGGCGGTCGTCCCGCGCGGTGACGCGAACGCGACGGTGACGGGCGGCGGCGGCGCCGCGGCGCTCGGCGGCGGGATGATGACCGTGATCGTCGAGGCTGACGGCCGACAACTGTCGCGGATCGTCGCGCCGTTCCTTCCGGGGGAAGTGCGGCGGCTCGGGCTGGCGCGCGGCTAAGGGATGGCGATCGCGTTTGTCGCCTCAGTCACCAAGGCCGGCCCGGCCGGGGGCGGCACGACGAGCGCGATCGATACCACGGGCGCCACGCTGCTCGTCCTACATGTCGGCTATGTCACGTCCGCGCTCACCGTGACGGACTCAAAGGGCAATGCGTGGGCGCCGCTGACCACCCGCGTGTCCGGCTCCTTCTCGACCCGGTTCTACGCCTGCTTCGCGCCCATCGTCGGTTCCGGCCATACGTTCACGGTCACCGGCGCCAGCAGCTTTCCCGCGATCATCGTCACCGCGTTTTCGGGCGTCGCCAGCTATCAGACGGAGTCCGGCGCCACCGGGGCGTCATCGCCGCTGGCGAGCGGCAGTGTCACGCCCGCGGCCAATGGGGCGCTCGTCCTCACGGGCCGCATGGCGGGGGCGGCGGCGACCAATACGCTCACGCCCTCCGGCTTCACGCGGCTCACGGTGCCCTATGGGGCCAGCGTGAACGTGCTGGGCGATCTGGGCTATCTCGTCCAGACGACGGCGGCGGCGATCGATCCGACGTGGGCCTGGACGGGCGCGCCGGCGAACAACGCGGTGGTCACGGCCGTGTTTCTGCCCGCGGCGCCGGCGTCCGCGCTCGTGCGGGTCCAACGTGCCACGGCCGTCACGACGACGGCCAGCACGTCGATCGCGCTCGTGTTCGCGACGCCGCCGGTCCTGGGCCGCGGGGTCGTCGTCGTCGTCTCAGGCAATAGCGCGACGGCGCTCGTGACGACCTGCGTCGATAGTGCGGGGAACAGCTACAGCCTCGCGCACGCGCAGAACAACGCTAGCGGGGGGCGCGGCGTGGCCGTGTGGTACTGCCCGGCGATCACCGCGACCGGCGCGTCGTTCACGGTCACGGTCACGGGCGCCAGTGTCCTGCGCGTCGGCGTCGCGATCGAAGTGAGCGGCGTCGGCGTCGGCCTGATCGTCGATCAAACGGTGGGCGCCTCGACGACCTCAGTCGGCGGCGCGACGGGCGCGACGGCGGCGTTGACGGGCACCGACAGTCTGCAAGTGGCCGCGGTCGCCTTGGCGCTCACGGTGTCCTCGCTGACGGTCGGCGGCTTGCCCACGGCCTGGACGGAGGAGGCCGAGGCGCGGACGGCCTCCCAAACGGGCGAAGTGGATAGCCGGGACGTGGGCGCGGCGACCGGCACGACGCCCAGCGCGATCTGGGCCTGGGGGGCCGGATCGGCGTTCGTCGCCTGTGCGCTCGTCGCGTTCAAGCCGGGGGCGCCCGTCACCGTCACCGTGCCCGATGTCGTGGGCGAGACGGAAGCGGCGGCCGACGCGCTGCTCGTGGCGGCGGGCCTGACGACCGGCACGGTCACCACGGCGACCTCCGACACGGTCGCGGCGGGCCTGGTGATCAGTCAGTCGCCCGCGGCCGGCGCGAGTGTCTCGCCGGGATCGGCGGTCGATGTCGTCGTCTCGACGGGGACGCCGGGGCCGCCCGTCTACGTGATCGGGATCGGCGAGACGGAGGTCACGCCGCTCCTGGCGACGTTCCGGATTCAGGAAACGATCGACGCGCCGGACACGATGATCGCCGACGTGTTCTCGGATCCCGCGCCGCCCTCCGCCTATCAGGCGGCCGTCCTCGCCGATGGGGCGTCCGCGTACTGGCCGCTCGACGATCCGAGTGGCACGACGGCGCGCGATCTCGTGGGCGCCACCCCCGTGTTCGCCCGCTTCTCGCTCGGGCAGCCGGTGGTCGTGACGGAGAACGGCGTGCGGATTTTCGGCGGCGTCGTCACGGGGACACGCGAGCGGGGGCTGACCGGGCCGAGTGCGACTGATCTCGTCGTCGAGATCCAGGCGACCAGCTACGAGCTCTCCGCGGCCCGGCGCGTCATTACCGCGGCCATCAGCCAGGACGGGGCCGAGACGATCGGCGCCGCCTTCGCCACGCTCGTCACTGACTACTACGCCGAGGTGGATGTGACGCTCCATCCCGATCAAGTGGCGGGGCCGGCGCTGCCCGCCGCGACCTTCACGCGATCCCGCGGCGATGCGGTCAACAAAACTCTAGCGTCGTCAGTCGGGTACCTGCAGTCGATCGACTTCGAGAACCGGCTCCGCGCCTGGGCGCCGGGGGACGTGCTGGCGCCGGCCAACTACGACGAGGCCACGAACCCGGAGCTCCTCACCGGCGACATCACGGTCGAGCGGCAACTACAGAACGGGTACGCCAACCGGGTGATCCTCACGGGCGATCCGATTCCGGTGCCTGGTCACATCGATCACTACACGGGCGACGGCACAACCAACGTCTGGCCGGTGACCTACGTGGTCAACGGCCCGTATCCGTACTTCGTCGATGGCGCGGTGGCGCAAGGCGTGATCCAGTACCCGGCCACGAGTACGACCGAGTCGATCGGTGGCGTCGAATCGCCGCCGGGCTTTCTCTGGGAATACGATCCGATCGCGCACACGATCCATCGCCGCTCGGGGCCAGTCGCCGCCGGCGTGGCGTTCGACTTCCCGTACGACGGCCTCTTTATTCCGGCCGGGATGGCCGAGGACGCCGGCGAGATCGCCGACCTCGGCCTCTGGGAGCACGTCGAGAACGTCACCGCGGTGATTACCGACGTGTCGGCGCAGGGCTACGCGGAGGCGCTCCTCGCCGCCAAGATCGCGAGTAAGGACGAGATCGTCCGGCTCCAGACCAGGGCGCTCGGGTTCCACCCAGGGCAGACGATGACGATCGCCTCGTTCTCACGGCTCCTCGCCGGCGACTACTTGATCACCCAAGTCGATACCGGGTCCGAGAGCGGCGGGATCCTGCTCGTCCGATCAATTACGGCCTCGAAGAGTCAGAACAACACGCACGACTGGCGGCGGGTGTATCAGCAGTGGGCGGGCGCCTCGGCCGCCACCGAATCGACGTAAAAACCCGTGATTCCATTCACGTATTGTTCCCGCTCGGTCAGAAACCCGCAAAAACCTTAGGGAAATTGCAATTTGCGCCGCGTTCGCAACGCGGAGGTCTGAATATCCGACCGCTTACTTCTTGAGTCTCTGGTGGTTGGCGCGGATGAACGCGCCCAACTGTTTCGCCGCATCCCACGCGGCGTGTGTCCAGTTGGCCTCGATCTCGCTCGTCTCACTGCGCCCCTGGAACGCCGTGGTGTACTCGCCGACCGTCACTTTGACCATGACGACCTTCTCGGCCACGTGCGCCGCGCGGTCGATCACTTCGACGACCACCTCGGCGTCCTCGCGGCGGTCCACCAGGACGATGTCCTTGCGCCACGCCCACTTGATCCGCTCGCGCAGATCACGCGTCGAGGCGATCCGTTGCAAGATGGCCGGGTCCTGAAATCCCGCTGGGGCCGGGGGCTGGACGAGGTAGACCGCCACCTTGTTATCGGCCGCCAGACCGGCCGTTGTCATCACCAGGAGTGCCACACTCATTGCCAGTACACGCGTCATCATGCTTCCAGAACGAGCAACAACCAGGCCAACACGGACCGCCTCAGAATGTGACGGGCCACGTCACACGCGACCGGTAAGTATTTTGGCGGGAGCCAAACGTCTACTCAGGACCCGCCGTCTCGCCGCACGAGGCGAATATCCGACCGCTGCCGTGCTGAGGCAGGGCTTTTCACTTCCACTTTCGCCTCTAGAAATAGGCCGAAATAGGCACATTGGGGCGACCCCTTGGGGCGACCCCTTCTCTAACTGCTTTAGAAATAGGCAGTTAGCTATGACGCCACCGCCCTCCTAAGGCGGGGGTCGCCCGTTCAAATCGGGCCGGGCGCACCAATTAAATCAACCACTTACGGCGATCGACCGCGCGATCCTCCGCCCCATGGCGTAATCACGAATACGCAGAATTAGGCGTAAATACGCGAAGCAAGAAATCGTGGGGCGGGGATTGGGGCGGGGACACACAGCGAAAGTCCTGGCCATTACGCTTTCTTCACGAGCCGGCTCGGGACGGGCGGTCCGTTCTCGGCGGCCTTCAACGCGCTCGCCATTTCTTCCGCCCACGACGCGACCGTCGTATTGACCAGCCTGCGGTTGACTTCTCCGCCTTGTGGATAGTCGCGGGAAATGGCGACGGTGCCGCGCAGTTTGATGATGACTTTCTGGACGGTCTGGATGTCGGCGACGGTACGGAGCTTCGCCATGATTAGGCCTTCTTTCTGACCAGTCGAATCGCCGGCGCCGCCGGCAGGGTCGGGACGGTTGTATAAGTGGCGGACGCCTGGCGGACGGCGTCCGTGACGCGCTCGGACACGGCGCCGCGCGTGTAGCGTTTCGTCATTTCGAGGGTGGCGTGCTGTAAGAGTTCTGAGACGGCCCGGATGTCTCCGGTGCGTCGATACATTTCCGATCCGAACGAATGCCGCAGATCGTAGGGCTTGCACCGGGGCGGCAAGCACTCGAGCTCCGTGACCCAGGACGGGTCGCCGCTCTCCTGGGCGTAGCGGGCGGCGGCGGTGGCGGCCCGGGCAATCCCGACGCGCCACGATTTCCCGGTGCTCGAATTGGAGTACGGCTTCCCGAACAGGCCGGCGGCGGCAAAGTCCTGCAGCGCGTCCACGGCCGGCGGGAGGAGCGCGACCCACGCCCCGTCTGCGCCCTTCCCTTTGCGCCTGGGGCGCAAATAGATCCGGGCGCTGGTCAGATCAAGGTCCCGCGGTCGAATGCGCCTGAGGGTCGCTGGCGGGATGCCCGTCCACGCCATGACGCGCAACCGGATCTTGGTCACGCCCACCGCGGGCCGGCGCTCACCGCGCTCGGCGCGTCCATGCCCGGGCAGCGAATCCAAGATCAACCGGACGATTCTGACGGGAATGTCGCGCGGCTCCTGCTCCGGTTCACGGAGGAACTTGATCGCGTCGGTCGGGGCCGGCGTCTCCAGGCCGTCCAGGGCGTGGTACAGCTTGCGCAACCGGGAGAGGCGCTTGTTGACGGAGGCCACGGCCACCCCCGCCTCTAACCAGCGGGAGATCTGCGCCAGCAGGTCCAGGCGGACGATCGCGGCCCTGGCCCTCGGACCCAGGGGCGACACGCTCCAGTGGTGCAGCACCCACGCGCTTTCGGTGCGGTACTTGCCCTCCGGCAGCGTCCGGAGATAGACGGGAATATCGGCGGCCAGCGACCCTTTGGCGGCCGTGGGGCGAGCCGTGAGTAGATCGCGCTTCGCCCCGTGCTGCCACGCGATCATGACGTTGACCGGTGTCCCGAGCGGGAACGCCTGTCGGCGGCGGACCTGGGTGCCGTCGCGGGAGCTCCCGAAGCGGACCTCGGCGATTAGCTGCTGATTTTCGCGACAAATACCGGGGGCAATTGGAATCCGTTTATGAGTGCGGGCCATATCAGTTATTCGCGCCTAATTCTAATCTAAATTGATCAGAAAATTTGACATAATTCTCGACCCAACATAAAACCTACCTCTTCGATCCACTGACTAAGAAAGCGCAGTGCCGCGCGACGCTCCCCGCGTTTCGGCCTTGTGGGAAGGGGCTATCTGTCAATGAAACCGCCGGTCGTGACCGATCTGCTGTCGTTGCCTGTCATCCTGCTCTTGCCCGATCTTGCCGCCGTCTACCGCGTGTCCGTCGCCACGATTCGGCGCCGGTTACAGAACGGGACGTTCTCGCCGCGGCCGTGGGATACCTACCCGTATCGCTGGCGCCGGGATGACATCGCCGCGGACCTGACCCGCACGCGCGGCGAGCAACCGCACAAGCCGCACGGCTTCGCGACGACCCGCGCCCGGCGCCCCGCGAAAGCGGCGATCCGATCACGCGAGCAAAAACCTCTCAAAGCGAGCTAACGACGCGCGGCCGACTGGCTGCGCCTGGCTTGGACAGGAGGGGAGTATGCGCGAGCTCGAGAGCCTACCAGCACCGATCGTTGTCGGTCTCACGCCCGACGCGCCGCCCGTGACCTGCGTCTACTGCGGGGCGGACGTGCGCGTCTATCCGGTGTGGCCCGGCCACGACGCGCCGATCTGTCTCCTGTGCTACCTCGTGCACTGCCCGCCGGAGGCGCCGCCG